AACTGGACGCAGCACTGAAGGCCGGACTCGTTTCTCAAGCCGACTATGCCCTGAAGCGCGAAGCGCTGATCGGTAACGAGCGCGACGAGGTGACCGCAGCCTACGAGGCTGAGATCGCAGCGCTGGAATCTGCCAAGGCGAAAAAAACCACCTCTGCTGCGCAAGGCATCCAGCTCGACCAGAAGATCGCCGACGCGCGCGCGAGGATGGTCAAAGCGCAGAAGGACGCGGACAGCCAGCTCGAGGTACTGGCCACAAATGAAACCGGCCGCCTTGCCCGGCAAGAGCGGGCGATCACGACCTACGTTCAGGCGTTGGCTCAGCAGCAGCGCGCACTGGAGCTGGCAGGGCAGCGCGCAGTGCTTGGCGTCGGACAGGGCGATCGACAGAACGCACTCAACAATGAGCTGAACAGCCAACAGGATCGGTTCGCTCAGCAGTCGCTGGAACTGGCAAGCCAGAAGTCAGATCCGTCGCGAAACATGTCGGAGGAGGAGTTCGCCCGGAAGTCGCAGGCTCTCGCCGATGCGAACAAAGCTGCCACCGATCAGATCCGGCAGAACTACGCCGATGTCGAGAAAGCTCAAGGGGACTGGACCAAGGGCGCAACGTCGGCTTGGGCCAATTACCTAGACTCGGCGAGCAATATTGCCGGCCAGACAAAGACCCTGTTCGGCAACGCCTTCAGCTCGATGGAAGACGCGGTCGTGAACTTCGCCATGACCGGGAAGTTGTCGTTCGCCGATTTCACCAAGTCGATTCTGGCGGACATGGCACGGATCGCGACCCGCCAGGCCAGCTCTGCGTTGCTGAGCAGCCTCGTAGGTGCTGCTACCAGTTACTTCACCGGAGGTGGTGGCGGTAATGGGCTGACGGCTGGATCAGCTGGTGCGACTTCTTCCAATCTCGGCGCGTCCTCGGCAGGTTACTCCAGCACCTACTTCCCGCAGGCCCTCGGCGGTGCATGGTCGTCGGGTGTGCAGATGTTCGCCAACGGCGGAGCCTTCACCAACAACATCGTCAGCGCGCCGACCGCCTTCGGGATGGCCGGCGGCGGGGCGGGTGTCATGGGGGAGGCGGGGCCGGAGGCGATCATGCCGCTGACCAGGACCTCCAGCGGAAAGCTTGGGGTTATCGCTGCCGGTGGCGGCTCCGGAACTTCGATCAGCATCAACGCGCCGGTGACGGTGATGACGCAGGATCGCAGCTCCGAAGGGATGCAGATCGACCAGCAGGCCCTGTCGAAAAACCTTCAGTCGCAAATGCGGGCGGTGGCCGAAAAAGCCGTCGCTGACTCTTGGTATCCAGGCGGCACCAGCTTCCGAAAAGCAAATGGGAGGGCCTGATGGCCATCGAGAAATTCACGTGGCCAACCGGGCGCGGGGAAACACCCGATATCAACTATCGGGTGCGCTCCTCGAAGTTTGGCAATGGCTACGCCCAAAACGTCGGCGACGGACCAAATAACAAAGAGGACTCCTATCCGATCACCTGCGTCGGCCACAAGGCCAAGGTGCAGCAGATCATGGCGTTCCTCGACCGGCACGCCGGGGCGAAGGCGTTTCTCTGGGCAACGCCGCTCGGCGAACTCGGACTGTTCACCTGCAAAAATCCCGCTCCCATACCAATGGGTGGCGAGGTCTTCAAACTCACCGCCACGTTCGAGCGGGCATTCAAACCATAAGGGGCAACCATGCCGCTGATCAGTGACATCCAGGTGCTTGAGCCTGGCAGCGAAGTGCTGCTCTTTGAATTGGACGGCACGGACTATGGCGCGGACGTTCTGCGCTTCCACGGACATGCGATCCCGCACACGGCGGCCGAGCTGATTGCCGCCGGCGACAATGCCGACCAACTGCCGGCGAAGGCCATCTACTGGCAGGGCAACGAGTACAGCGCCTGGCCGATGCAGATCGACGGCATTGAGGTGAACGGCGACGGCACAGCGGTCCGGCCAACTCTGTCGGTGGGCAACGTGAATGGGCGTATCACCGGGCTCTGTCTGGCGTTCGAGGACTTGCTCGAGTTCAAGCTGACGATGCGGCACACGCTCGGCAGCTACCTCGACGCGGCGAACTTCCCGGCCGGCAACCCAACGGCCGACCCTACCCAAGAGACGATCGAGGTCTGGTACATCGACCAGAAGACGAATGAGGACGGGGAGACGGTCAGTTGGGAGTTGGCCAGCCCGGGCGACGTCGGCAATGAGTCGATCGGGCGGCAGGCCACAACGCTTTGCCACTGGTGCCTTACCGGCGGCTATCGCGGGCCGAACTGCGGCTACACCGGCCCGTACATCACCAAGGACGGTGTCATCACCGACAACCCTGAACTGGACGAGTGCGATGCCACGCTCGGCAAAGGCTGCATCCCGCGCTTCGGCGAAGGGAGCCCGCTGCCGTTTGGTGGCTTCCCTGCTGTTTCCTTGATTGCACGGAGCTGACATGCGAAAGCACATCTTGACCGCGATCCAGGCACACGCGGCGGCCGAGTACCCGAAAGAGTGCTGCGGGCTGCTGCTGGCTGTGGGTCGCAAGCAACAATATTTCCCGTGCCGCAACATTTCCACCGAGCCGAACGAGGAATTTCGAATCGACCCGGAGCAGTACGCCGCGGCTGAGGACGTCGGCGAAGTGATCGGCGTGGTGCATTCGCATCCGGACGCCACCAGCCGGCCTTCGCCGCGCGACCTAGCGATGTGCGAAGCGACGGCCATGCCCTGGCACATTTTGAGCTGGCCCGAAGGCGATTTTCGCACCATCACACCGTCCGGCGAGGTGCCGCTGCTCAAGCGACCCTTCGTGCACGGCGCCTGGGACTGCTGGCAGGTTTGCGCCGACTGGTACAAGCAGGAGTGGGGGCTGGAGTTCGAAGCGTTCAAGCGCGCTGATGGCTGGTGGGAAAGCAAGGACAACACCAGCCTGTACGAAGCGAACTATGAGGCAGCCGGCTTCCACCGCGTCGACCAGCCGCAGCGCGGCGACATGATCGTCATGGAGGTGGGCAGAACCGTTTACCCGAACCACGCCGGGATCTTCCTCGGCATTGATCCAGCGCTGCCGGGTGAGGATGCTGCGACTTTCGGTCCCGGGCCGTTCCTGCTGCACCACCTGTATGGCAGGCCGTCAGAGGTCATCGTTTTCGGTGGCCCTTGGCTGGATCGCACCCGGATGATCCTCAGGCCCGCAGACCACAATTCAAGACGTCGATTTAGGTAACCTCAGCTTGAATCTGCGGGAGGTCGCTACAGCGGGAAAATTTTTTTTGGGGCAAGCCGAGCACGGGCAAAATGGGTTGAATCGCTATGAGATCAGCGCAGGGAACCTGAGGCCCATCTGGCGATAATTTGATGAGTGATGTTAAATAGCTTTCATTATGACCCTGTAGAGCATAAGTAATGTTAAGGCACTTGGTGACGCTGCTGCAGATTGGCGCTTTTTCTTTTTTTGCAAATTCAGTCAATGCCGGTGAGTCGTCGGGTGGCGGGATGACGGTGCAGTTGGATTCTTTAAAGGAGTCAACACAGCTGAAGATTGAATCGTTAAAAGACAGTTCGCGGAAGGATCTTGACTTGGTTTTGGCAAAGTTTGACGGTGTCGATAAACGCGTTGATGCACAAAACTCTAAAATTGACCAAGGGCTTGACCTGCTAGGTAATCTTCTTTCGGGTCTAGGGATAGTTTTGACGGTTTTTGGTGTTTTCAGTTTTCTGTCTGTGCAATCGAAGGCTAAAAAAGAGGCGGAGCGAGTAGCGAAAGATTGGTTTGATGAAAACTCTGTTTCTTTGAAAACTAAATTTGATTTGCTTCAAGAGCGCCTTAGTGAGTTGGAGCTACAAGCTAAAGAAAGCTTTGAAAAGCATGTGCTTTGGGTACAGGCGGGAGCGAGCGATGCGAGACAACAAATGCAGAGGCAGCTAGCCAGTCCGTTGAGTAATTCTGTCGTTAAATCAGATATCAATGCTCAATCGGCGCTAGCACTTGCGGAAGTTGCAGAAGTTGCTAGAGGCAAGTCGGAGCAAGATTATAGTTTTACTGATGTGAATAATTTGGCGTTCAATTATTACAATGAGGGTGACAAGGCTAGCGCTGCTCGTTTCTGGGAAAAAGCAGCAAGGCATACAAATGCAACTGACGATGAAGTAGCCGAGTCACTTTTCAATCTCGCTGTGACATACAATCAGCTCGGCCATCCGAAAAAAGCTATATCGATTTACGAGTCGCTAATTGATAGGTTTTCCGAAGGGGAGTCGCAGAGGGTTAGAGCTTATGCCGCTAAAGCAATGCTCAACAAATCGTTTATTCAGAACTCGTTAGGTGAGCACGATTCAGAGAGGGAAGGCTACTATAAATTTCTGGAGTGGGAATCCAAATATCGTCAAGACGGCCTCAATGATCAAGTTAGTCGCGCCTATAACGGCCTCGGTTTCTTGCTCCTGTGTGAAGCGAAAGAAAGTTGGCACGATCAACACGGGCGTGACGAAAAGCTTAATGCAGCTAAAGATTTTCTTGAGCGTGCGCTATCGTCTAATGGAAAAGATTCATTCGTTATAGGAAATTTGGCGTACTGTGCGCATGTTATGGGGGCGACTGAAGAAGAGGTTCGTAGCAAAATAAAAGTGGCGCTAGCGCTCGGTGGTGAGCATTTGTTTGTTTCTACGCTTAAGGATTTTTTAATCCATCCAATAGCAGAGTTGGATGAGTCGTTTGAGAATATTTTCAGATCTGAATGGGCTAAATTGAAGGGCTAATATGTAGTTTGTGTTCTGCCATTGTTGACTACGCATCATATAAACATCATCGTTGATATAAGGGGGCGGCATTGCGAGATTTAATAACATTAGCGGGGGCATCCTTGCTGATGACAGGTTGTGCGACATCGCCAGTGCTTTCCAGCGAAGCAAAGCAGGCGCCTGCCAGTCAGATGTCAGCCTACCAGGCCAAGCCATCAGGAGCATTTGGGACACTGCAAGTCATCCGCGACTCTGGGCAGACCGGAAGCCTTTGTTCAATGGCCGTTTTTATCGATGGCAAACAAGCTGCCAAGCTCGGCCCGGGTCAGAAGGCATCTTTCTATCTGCCGCCTGATTCGGTTTCAGTTGGCGCCGCTTACACCGGCTCTGGCATCTGCTCTATGGGTGCAGCCCGAGTGGAGCGGGAAGCGATCGTGAAAGACGGCGCGGTCAAAAAGTATCGAGTTTTCACCGGTGGTGATGGGCAGATCGACATACTGCCCACGACTCTCTGAACAGACCGCCTCCGGGCGGTTTTTTATTGCCTGGAGAATGGCATGTGCTCAGCAATTACCTACACGCCAATGACGAAAGTCATGTTGTCCGGCTCGCTTGCGAAGAAGTTTTTTCGAAGCAAGCTATTCCTTCTCGACGGCGGATCGGCCGTGGAGGTGTTCCGTGCGCTCAATGCGACGATTGATGGTTTCGCCGAAGAAATTAAACGACTGGAGCGCCTTGGGCTGAAGTTTGCGATCTTCCGGAATCGGACAAACATCGGGATGGACGGATTCGATCTCGGCGGCACGCGGGAGATTCGCATTGTTCCTGTGATTGGTGGAAGCAAGCGCGCCGGCGGTCTGCAGACCATCATAGGTACGGTCATGATCGCCGCAGCCTATGTGCTGTCGTTCACTCCGTTTGCAGCTGCATCGCCGTTTTTGTATGCGGCCGGCGCGTCGATGGCGATCGGCGGCGTCATTCAAATGCTAAGCCCGCAGGCCTCTGGCCTGAAGCAGAGCGCGTCCCCCGAAAACTCCCCGTCCTACGCCTTCGGCAGCGCCAAGAACACCACAGCCAGCGGCAACCCGGTGCCGATCTGCATCGGCGAACGCCGGTGGGGCGGGATGATCATTTCGGCCTCGATCCTGGCTGAAGACAAAGCGTAATCAGGACAGCAGCACACCGGCCGCCCGCGAGGCGGTTTTTTTATGCCTGGAGGAAAGCATGGGCGCACCAGCAAAGATCGACATCCACGGCGAGAAGGGCGGTAGCAGCAAGCCGAAGTCGCCGACCGAGGCCAGCGACAGCCTGCGCTCGACCAACCTGGCCAAGCTGCTGATCGCCGTGGGCGAAGGGGAGTTCGACAGCGTCCCGACCGATTACGACATCTACCTGGACAACACGCCGATCCGCGATGCCAGCGGTAACTACAACTTCCCGAACGTGAAGTGGGACTGGCGCCCGGGCTCGGTGGATCAGACTTACATCCCCGGCATTCCGTCCGTGGAGAACGAGACGTCGCTGAACATTGAGCTGCGCAGCGATTCGCCGTGGGTGCGGTCAATCACCAACATCCAGCTTTCGGCTGTGCGCATGCGCCTGGCTTGGCCGGCACTGCAACGCTCCGATGACCAGGGCAATGTCGGCGGTTACCGCATCGAATACGCGATCGACGTCGCCACCGACGGCGGCGCCTATCAGCAGGTGCTGGTGGACGCCGTCGATGGCAAGACCACCACGCGCTACGAGCGCTCGCGCCGCATCGATCTACCGGATGCAACCACTGGCTGGCAGATCCGCGTGCGCCGCCTGACGCCGAACCAGAACACCAACAAGATCGCCGACACCATGCTGGTGGCCGGATATACCGAAGTCATCGACGCCAAGCTGCGCTACCCGAATACCGCGCTGCTCTACATCGAGTTCGACGCCGAGCAGTTCACCAACATTCCGGCCGTGACCGTGAAGTGCAAGGCCCGGCGCTGGATGGTGCCGAGCAACTATGACCCGATTCAGCGCACCTATACGGGGACGTGGGACGGCTCGATGAAATCGGCCTGGACCAATAACCCGGCGTGGATCACCTACGGCATTTGCACTG